GAAGGCGAATAGAAATGCGTTGCGCCCATCGTCGGGTCAGGGATTTGACCTGCCGCAACGGCATCTATGATTTTGAGAGCCTGCTGGTATTCCGGGCTTTTTGTGTTGAGTGCGAGAGGGTCGTTGTGCTTGCCCGTTCCAGCGTGCAGCCAAGGCTCAAACGCATAAGGCTTGGTGATAACACCTTCCACGCCCTCACCAAACCCGCCAGACAGCGTTCTGTTCCTGATAACGTGTGCGACAGCCGCCTGCCCCATAGGGTCTTTTCCGGCTTCCACAACCAGCGTGCGGGCCGCAAAGTCCCTCGCTTTCGGAGACAAAGTAATGCTCTGCGGTGCAGCCTGCTGCGGGGCCTGCGGCGCAGCCTTCCCTCCACCAAAAGCCTCTTCGAGATCTCCCCAAGTTTCTTTCGGCATTACTTTTCTCCCGGCTGCTTCACAACATACATGCCATTTTTAATCTGTTCAGTCTTTCTCAAATGATCCATAAACTTCTGACTGAAATACCCCGGATTGAACGAGTTCGGATCACGCTTATTATCGAAAGACTTTTTCCTGTAGTGCGAGAAAGCAGTCTGCTGCTGGTCCGCCAGGTCCACCATCTTCTTCGTAAAGTTCATCATGTCCTGGATGGCTTCGGGAAGTGTTTCCAGATTGAAGTTCGAGCGCATGAAGTTTTCGACTTCAAGGTTCGTAAAGCGGCCCTGCCCGCCAAGCGCAGTTTTAAGTTCTTCGAAGGCATTGCGGGTTGTAAGTTTTTCGAACTCCTGTGCCGCCGCAAGATCACCGCCAACAAGTCGTTCGGCAAGTGCATCCAGCCCAAGACCCTTCGCCAACTTCGAAACCTCAAACCGCGCTTTCGTCGTCGGCCCAGACTTAAACTTATTAATAACCTTTTCCGTTTCCTCAAGCCGCTGCAACACCGACTGCGCTGTTTCGGATTTCGAATTAATCATCTGCTCAAATTCGCGCATCGGGCCGGAGCCTTCTTGATACTGCTTGTATGGCGCGATTGCAGCCTTTTCTTCTTCCGACTGCCCAGTGCGGACCATAGGAGCGGAAGGGGGAGCAGAGGGTTGCTCCCCCTCCCTAACCGCTTCGGCAGCGCGAGGAGCCGGCGCACCACCTGCGGCATACGGTGACGGAGCAGCACCAGCCTGCTGCAACGCCTGTTCACGAGTAATCTTTCCGGGCACACCTTCCGGCGACACAACATCAATAAATTCTTGCAACTGCCGCGTCGTCGCATTTGCGGCGTCAAGCATCTGCAACCCCTGCGCGCTTCTTGCGCCAAGGTTTCGGATAAGCACTTCCGGTTGCTGCCCAGATTGCTTCGCAAACAAAAGCCCCTGCAACGCCTGTTCGCGAGTCACGACTCCAGCCGACTGCGCTTCCGCATAAATGCTCGCAATATCTTGCCAAGTCGGCTTCGTCCCAGTCTTCGCAAATTTATCCCCATAACTTGCGGCAGTAGTCGCAAGAAATTCCTGCTGTTTTTTCGCGTTTTCGAGCTGCGCGCCTAAAATTTGCCCGTTCGTCAAACGCTGCGAAAGAGCGTCCTTCGCAATCGCCGGGAACATCACCGCGACATCTGGATGCTGTGCTGCGTCAACAAGAAACTTATTAATATCCACGTCACCAGTCGCAGGGTCCACATGGCGCTGCATAAGCTGTCCCATGCCAATCTGCGCGCGGTTGATAAGACCCTGCTGCTCAGTCTGTTGCTGAACACGCTCCATTTCCGCAGCACGAAGACCCATCGCTTGAAACTGTTCAGCCTGCTGCAACGGGTTTGGAGTGCTATAGGTCGGAGCCTGGGGATACGGAATGCCATCGGCCATTTTCAGACTCCTTAAAACATCGCGTAAGGATTGGACGCAGTTGCGCCAGTCAGATTAAGAGGGTTCGATCCCTGCCCGCCTCCAAATAAGGAAGTCAAAAAGCTAGGTATTCCGAACGAACTGGTTCCCTGTGCTGCCGCAGGGCTTTCTGCCCTGCGTCCAGCAAACTGTGCGTAATATGGCGTCATCGCCGCCTGACCCAACGCACCGAAACCAGCCTGCGTGCCAGCCGCCAACGCATTGCCCGCGCCCATGATGCCTTGTCCAAGCGAAGTGCCGCCCGCCATCGCAGCATTACCGATCAACTGCCCCGCGCTCGTCGCAGCTCCTGCCAGACTTTGTGCAGCGCCTGCACCAAGCTGTGTAGGCTGGAAAAGCATGTTGTAGGCCAGTTTATTTTGCTCCAGATAGTTTTGAAGCTGCTGCTGGAATGTTGTAGAAGCAAGACCAGTTGCGTATTCCGCCGCACCACGAGTCGCCATTCCAGATTTGCCCATGCCTTTTCCGGCATAAGTTCCAGCCGTCGCACCAAGGCCCTGCTCTCTCGCGAATTGATAGCCGGGAGTCTGTTCAAGCTGTTCCATCGTCGGGGCGAATGTGCTGATAAGCGACGCTCCGCCGCCACCAATGCCAGCTTTCTGCGCCGCGTCTCCCTGCAAATACGACATTAGCAGGTCCATCGACTTTGTGCCTGCCGTGCTGTAAGGCGACAAAGCAGCAGATGCCCGCTGATAGCCTTGCTCCGCAGCCTGAGCGGCAAGAATGGACCCAATAAGCCCCATCTGCCCCGCAGAACTCGCCGCACCAGCTTGCGTTCGCGAGCCAAAAAGGCTACCAAGCCCGGAGAGTGCGCTGCCTCCGATCATTCCTAGTGTCAAAGGGTCAATCATGCGACTCTCCTAAGCCAGCGTTATAATTTTATAAGTATTCGGCCCGATGACGAGCGTGTCGATCTGTGTCCAGCCCGGAGGCGTAAGCGCCGCATTCGGCAACAAAACCGCCCCCGCTAAAGCAGTGCCCGCACCATCATCCGTCACCGGCACACTATTCGACACAAGTGCAGTTAACAAAAGTTGCAGTTGCCGTGAGATCGACCCGTCCGGCTGGATCAAATTTTTCAACGAATTTGGAACAAGCGGGCGGATCATTTAAGTCTCCATCGCTTCCACTTCAACATACGCACCATTCAGCGCACTCGCGCACGCTGCCGTCCATGACAATTCAAAAACACGATCTCGAGCAAAACCGAGTCTATTCCATGACGGCGTTGTGCGGTATGCACCAGTTCGCCCTAATGACTGCTGCACACCATTCCCAAACGAAACTCCACGATCATCACTCCACCGCAAATTCAACTGCGGGTCTGCCGCAGGATCAAGGTCTGTTCCGACTTCAATATCCGCAACAAATTGTTTATAACTCACACGATCTAGATTATTCACAAGATGCGGAAACGACCGTAATCTCACAATCGGTTGTCCATCATCTGTATAAGTTTCTAAATCCCAGTCATAAAGTTTTCCATTTTGCCAATCGCCGCAAACTGTTTTTCCGTAAGCGAACGCAACGCAGTTTGCGCGATGACGACGAAGATCACCATTATTATCCACAAAAGCTCGTTCATGCCAAAGCTGCGTGGAAAGATCATAAACCCAGGTTTTATCCGCAGCCGGGAACGTCAATACATAGAAAATATGCGTTCCTTGCTGGTAACAAAAACCAATCGCGTCGTTGATAACTGCGTAGCGTCCGATGTCGTCAGCGATAGCAGGAGTAGAAATGATGTCAGCCTTATAAGCTGTGCCCATCATTACAAGTGCCTGGCCGTTGTTATCCTGCGATAGGAAGAAAATATTGAGTCCCCATTTTGCAAGCGATCTTAACGCCGCAATACCATGTTGCAGAAACACTCCGGGGATCGGCTGAAACGGAAACGGAAATCCTCCCACATTACTCCAGATTTCAGTCGTGCGCCGACCATACGCCCAAATTTCTTTATGCACCACTTCGATGATTTGCAACTGGTCTGCATCACCAGAATTTGTCGCAAAAGCTAAAGCGTTATACGTTGGAGGGGCGGGCGTAACAATGCCATCACTCGATTGAATGTCCCCAGCTTGCGTGCTGGACACAAGAAAGGTGTCAATATATCTGATTTGATTTCCACCCACAAAGTTTACAGGACTAAAAACTGCAAAAGCCAACGTGGCTAAATCTACACTCCAACCATTCGTCGATCCATCCAAAATCACAACTCGATACGTGTCATCGTAAAGCGAGACTAAACCACTTTGAGTCGCGATGGTGCCAAGAACGGTAAGGTTAAAAAAGTTATCGACGTAGTAAACTGTATCTCCGATCACTGCAAATAACTTCCCGTCGCTTGCAGTGTAAAGCTGACGAACTTCAGCCACAATACCTTGCGCCAAAGTCGTCAGCCCTGGAGTGCAATAGTGCGTATAAGGAGCCGTTGCGTCCTTTGTGTTTAGTTCTGGGTATAAGTTGATGCAGCGCTGGGCGTTTGCGATAACGCTTCGCGCTTCATACGCACCTTGAACTAATTGAACTTGAGGCACCTTACACCTTTTTGTTAGGCAGAAAGAATCCGATACCACTGACCACGATCAGCAGCAACATAAAGCGCACTGCGGCCATTTGCCTGCGCTACACCAGTCGCGCCAGCAGTTCCGTTAATCGTGTCGGAACCGTTCGCAAAAACCTGCATCGAACTAGCACCCGCGTTCGCAACGAACACAACGCTACCCGGAACAGCTACCGGCAGCACAACGCTATCCGCGCCGCTCGCGACAGTCGTGACTTCATTCGCGCCAAGCACTAGGACCGGCGTAGAAGAATTAAGCGCACCGCCAGCCAAAGCAGTAATACCAGGCTTATCCTGCCACTGAGGAGTAGCAAGCGCAGTATTAATCGCATCATCATCCGCAAGCCGTTTGCCGGGTTCAAGTCTCTGGGGAATAGCCATCGTGTTACCTCGTCTGGTCCGAGTAGATATTATAGACGCCCGGACGGACCAAGTTATCCGGCATCACAAGGCTTGGAATTTGCGCGTTTGCCGCGCGAATAGTCTGCATCGCGTCTTTCGCAAGATCAGCGAATCCAGGGTCTTCCGGCAGTCGATACGCCGCACGTAATCTCACCACAAGATTGTAATGGATAGCGGCAAGATATTCTGGCGGAAAATCGAAAGTAGAAGTCAAATCAGCAAATTCGCTCAATACGTGCTTTAACACGATATGAACTTCGTAAAGATTTGCCTGCGGAATCGGCCACGGATAAATCCGCCCCATCGGCCATGCACTATCGTAAAAGATACACTGCGAAAACGACACCAGACTTTTAAGCGTAATCCTCGCGTAATCCTCATACGAAAACAAAATCTGAAGCGGGTAATCCACGGCTTGCGTTCCGTTCGCCCCCGGCAACATTCTGAAAAACGCAGTTTCAAGTTTATCCGGGCGCACAGGCACATTGATGTCACCGCCCGGACCAACTGTGTAACTTTGTGCCCCGGTGCTTACGACAGCATGATCGACAAGATGCCACACAATCCAGCGTTTTACACGCCACTGTGAAATCATCATGTTGAGGCGAGTCAGCGCGTCGTTCACATCCTCAGCAAGCAGCGACTGCCCGACACCGAGAATACCCGCGTCTTTGAACGCTAGATTGATGATGTCTAAGGCAGTCGTAGCCATTTGGTGTCCTTATTTCTTATCGGTTAGAAGAGAAGCCTTGGCTTTCTCCTGCTGCGCTTTGAGTTCAGCAAGCTGCTTTTTCGCCGCTTCCAACTCTACAGCCTTACGCTCAAGTTCAGCTTGCAGTTCATCTTCCCGCGAAATATGCGCGCCTGGCGAACCAGTAGTGATAAACTCTACTTCTTCACGAGCATCTGCGACGATAATCGGGTCAGTCTTTTTCTCATCCCGATAACCGACGACTTTCGGATATTCCACAAATTTGTAATCAGGGAAATCCATATTTTCGTAAACCCCTAGAAACTGCTGTCTTGCTTTAGCCATTTGCTTGCTCCTTGAAGGAAGGAGGGGCCTTTGCCCCTCCTTTTTGTTGTTAGATCACGTCCGCGACGACGACAGCCCATTCTGGGCGAACCCAGACATAGCCGTAAAGAACGTCGAGACGGGTAATAAACTGATCCGATTTAATATCGAAACCAGTGACCATGCGAAGGCTCACGCCATCCATGCGCTCACGCGCAACTTCCTGCATGTTCTTCGGCATTTCCAGATCGGCAGTCGCCATCGTAACCGCATC